TTTGGCTTCAACCGGAGAAGTAGTCCCAGCAAGCCCTTGAATTAAGTTGAAGGTCATTGCCGCGTTATTGGAAGAACCGTTCCACGCGCCAATACCTTCCACATCAATAGAACCAACAATTCCTGACGAGCTTGCTGAATTGTCGTCAGAGTAAAACTCAACAGAACCAATAGTGGGATAAGTATCAATCGCAGTTGCGCTTCTTAAACGCAACCTTCCACCATCTAAATTACTTGAATTTTTTATATCTAGCAAACGTGCAGGCGAACTAGTACCAATACCCAAAGACTCAGCACTTGCATCCCAGAAGAACTTAGGCGTTGTGCCTGTGTCCTCGTAGAATGAGATGTCTCCGTTGTTTTGAACTAATAAACGGCTCTTATCAGTAGTAAATATGTTAACACCACCTCCTCCTACACCTGCTAAGTACAAATCACTAACAGCTTGTGAGCCTTTAATAACGGGACTATAATTTGCTGTTAAATCAAATGTAATACCTGCATTAGAACCATTTTGAACATTCAACCCATCAGCCGTGACAGTGCCAGTTACGTCTATGCCTGTGGCTGTGGTGGCTAGTTTGGTTGAGTTGTCATAACTTAAAGTAAAAGCGCCGTTTACTGTTGCGGTAGCATAATTTTCAGAACCATCAGCGTTTTGTAAAAATAAGTTTTCTGCTCTTATTCCTAAGTTGCCAGTTCCTACATCACTAATAAAGCTATTAGACCCATCGTGATAAATCTGCAAATCAGACCCAGCACCAAAGATAGCCTTGTCATTATCGCCCAATGCTATGCCGCCGTTGGCTGCGATTTCTCCACTAAACGTCGCCGCTCCACCAACACCCAAGGTTCCAGCGATAGCAATATTAGTATCTAGCTTCGCACTCGTCACAGTCCCATCAACAGGAACATTAATGTCTGTCTGATTCATTGTCATAACTTCGACTGCTGTACCAGTTGGCGGGGCAGTAGAGAATGTTAAAGTAGTTCCAGAAACACTATAGTTAGCCTTGCTCTGATAAACACCATCAATAAAGACTTGTGTATTATTTTCATTAACAGGAACTATAGAAAGCTCTAAAGAATCAGTAGCACCATCGCCTGTCATTGAATCAATATTTAAGTTAGTACCAGACACAGCACCAGCAATGCTATAGATAACAATCTCTCGAGTATTAACAGGGGCTACACTGAATGTCAGGGTAGTAATGCCTGAAGCAGTTGCAATGCTATAAGAACTTTGTTGCTGGAAAACACCAGCTATAAAGACCATCAGGTTATCTTCAGAGTTGATTACCTGCGATAAAGCATAATCAGTTGTAGCGCCATCGCCCGTAAAGGTATCAGTCGTAAAAGTATTACTACCGCCTCCACCGCCAATTGAACCCCACTCGCTGTTCTGGTAACCCTCAAACTGTTCATTAGTAGAGTTATAACGGAACATACCATTAACCGGAGAGCCATCTCTTTCACCTGTTGTACCTGCTGGAACCTTTACAGAGCCTGTGCCTGTCATGGTCATGTTAACAAAGGTTGGGCTATCTGTAGTTGCAACGCCTTGATCAAGAGCTTTAACGGCTGTAATATCTGTAAGCTCACTGTCCATTAAAGCTCCAGCGGCTGTAACATTTGCTGTATCTGTTACGTCTGCTAAGGCTTCGATGCCGTCTAGTTTAGTATGATCAGCATCTGTAAAGACATTAGAATCTATAGCAGCTTCGACAGCAGCACGAATCTCAGCATCTGTCTGATCAGCAGTAGCATTATCCTCAATACCATTTAACTTAGTATGATCGGCATCTGTAAAGACATTAGAATCTGTAGCAGCTTCAACAAGCGCCCTAATCTCAGCAGCAGTTTGGTCAGCAGTTGCTCCAGCTTCAATACCGTCTAACTTAGTACCGTCTGTAGCAACATCACGACCATCAACTGTTCCACCTACAGTAATATTACCTGTAGCGCCTACTGTAGTGAATGAACCTGCCGCAGCAGTAACTCCACCAATAACTGCACCGTCAATTGTACCTCCATCAATGTCAGGACTAGTCAGTGCCTTGTTTGTTAGAGTCTGAGTACCTGTAAGAGTTGTTACAGTGCTATCAATGTTGTGCGTAACTGTACCAGCAGTCACTACACTTGTAATACCTGTACCACCAGTAAAGGTAATAGTCTCTGAATCTAGATCAATAGAGTCTGTACCTGTATCACCAACAATATCTAGGTCTTGCGCTGTTACCTGTGAATCTACGTAAGCTTTTACACTCTGTTGAGTAGGTACAAGTGTTGCTGAGTTAGATACCATGTTATCTTCATCAACCCAAGCAGTAACAGTTATTGCACCGTCATTAAGGCTTCCGAAAGTTAAGTCAGTAATAGTTGTAGCAGCGATTGTACCACCTTCAACTTTATCACCGCTTATTTGATTATCAGCTAAAGTTAAGGTGCCTGCTGAAACATCAAAAGTTTTACCAACTCCTACAGTAATGTCAGCTTCGTCTATAGTACCGCCATTAATATCAGGACTAGTAATTGTTTTGTTTGTTAAGGTCTGTGTACCTGTTAATGTAGCTACAGTGCTATCAATATTGTGTGTCACAACACCTGTCGTAACTACACTTGTAATACCTGTGCCGCCTGTAAAAGTAATAGTTTCAGAATCTAAATCAATAGAATCTGTTCCGGTATCACCTACAATATCTAAATCTTGAGCAGTTACTTGAGCATCTATATAAGCTTTTACAGATTGTTGAGTTACAAGAGCAGTAGCACTATTAGAAACAAGATCATCTTCATCTAAGATTGTTGTTACAGTAGAGCCGCTTGTAAGTACTAAGCTATCAATATTAGCAGTACCATCAATAAAAATATCTTTAAACTGTAAAGATGCAGTACCTAAATCAATATCATTAGTTGTTACAGGTACTATTCCACCATCTTGAATTCTAATCTGCTCTACAGCACCTGCACCAACTTGTACAAAGACACCCCAACGATTGTTAGTACTATCAACTACAATTTTATTAAAGAAGTCAAGATCACCGATAGTATGGATATTACCGCCTTGAGCAGGAGTTCCATCATGTCTATGGCCTGTCGCACCAACATCAACAGCAGAATAAGCAAAGGTATTAATTAACTGATTATATTCGTTGTTAAAAAGAGAGGCTGTAATAGTATCCCCATCAGCGAAGGTGCTTTGCCTAGTATATGATTGTGCCATGTTTTTTTATCTCCTACCTGCGGGTACGTAATCAATGTAAAAACCATTGATCGAGTATGGGGATGATTGATCATCACTTGTAATTTTAAAACTGCATGTATTACCGCTACCTTCTACCGGCTGCCTAACCATAGGATCATTAGTAGCTCCAAAAGTAGCAGCGTCAAAAATAGCAATACCAAATGTAGCCGGGGCTGGTACTGTATCTAAAATATAATCAGGCGGCTGAGTTACTTGGGGATCTTCGTAATCATAACGAACTCTTAAAGTAGGCTGTACCACACCTTCAGGACTGAAAGAAACTCTAGCGTATTTTAAAGTCTTTCTAGTTCCGATGTCTCCAAAATCATAATTAGGTGTTTGGTAAATAGCACTAATATTTGCACCATTAAAAGAAATACCTTCATCGTGAACATAGACATAACCGTTTCTATCACCATGATAAGTATATTCAATGCTTTCTGAATCGTAAGCAGATTGCAAACCTCTTGCTTGAATACCTAAAGTTTCAGACCATTCAAATCCATTAGGCGTTAAAGTACCTATAATGCCTTTTGAGGTAACTGTACTTTCGGTAGCTTGCGAATAAAATAACCTATACTGTGATTTTTTTCTTAAGACAGTACTTGTAATAATATAAGAATCAATAAAAGAAGCGATGTCACCGATAATGCTTTGTATTTGCCGACTAACAGAACTTAACTCAACGTCAGCAATTCTAGTTGTACCAGCAATAGTCCGTATACCATCAGGTGCTAAAAAGACTAGATCGCCACCAATCTCTTGAATACTTTCACCGCTTAGGCAGCCCACATTAGCTGTGATTTGTACAAGCTGCACTTCAGCAGTATTATCAATATTATCTAAACGGTGGATAGTGTTTTTACAAAAAATGTAAAGAGAATCTCGAAAGCTCTTTATACCTACAATATTGTCATCTAAGGCTATCGCGCCTGAACCTACACCTGTAAAATCTTTATCATCATTAGTTTTGCTATAATAAACAGTAGAAGGAGCATTTAAAGTATCTACTACACATAAATGACGGCTTACTAAAGCAACATATTTACCAGCAGCAGGAGTATTTATTTCTTCAAAAACAAAAAGTCTGGTTGCGCCTGTACCTTTAATATGAAAATGAGCTATTTTGTTTGGGCCTGTCGCTATAGTTAAAGACCCGTAAGGTGTATTACTATGTCCTGTAGGAGCTAACATTAAAGCAAATTGAGCTTGTTCTTGATTAGGACGAGGTAAAACAGTAGTCGTTGCTAAGTCTGCTTCTGTAACACCTGTGTGGTTTGTTTGTTTATTTACTTGAATCCAAGTATTTCCATTATCGCTATAATAAATATTAGTTCCTGCAACAACAACCGCCCCTAAGGCATAAGGGTAAACACCTAAGATTGGTGTATCTCCAGCAGGTCTTGTAGTACCATAAGGCGTAAAACCATTTATTCTTCTATACCCGCCATCAGGATCTACTTCAAAGTTTCTTAAAGATATAGCAAGGCCCGGCTGCGAAAGCATCTCAAGCTGATTAAGGTTGGTATTTAAACCACCTTTACACGATACGCCAAAGGGTTGTGACATTAAATAAATCTCACTCTATCGTCTTTAAAGTAATCAGGAGCAGGTGACATCAGCCTAAGTTTCATAAGCTTTATACCATGTTTATAATCATCTAAAGCAAAAGAAGCTGCTTGAGGATTTTCTTTAAACTGGTGAATGTAATAACGAGCGCGGGCAAGAAGCACTGTTTTAAAAACATCAGGAAATACGATGTTATCAGAATACTCTACAAGCTCTGTGGGGGATTCAAAAGCAAAGAACCATATCTTATAAGCTTTATCAGGAATAGGGCTTAGACCAAAGCTACGGCCATCCATACTACGAATAACGCGAGTAGGTACACCGTAGTTAGCTGTATCAGCTTCATCTAAGTTTTGTTGTAACCTAAAATAATCTTTCCATTCTTCAATCGTTGTAAAACGTAGATTATCTGCTACATAAGGCGATGTTTCACCATCAACACCTACAGTGGTTAACAGGAAGTTTTCCCAATCAATGTCACCATAGTCAGTAGTAATATCAGAACTATCTTCTTTAATAAGATACCAACGTGTACCTACAACAGCATCTACAACTACATTACCATACATAGGGTTGGTAGCTCCACTAAGAGCTGTAGAAAGAAAAGGCCATTTAGGTTCTTCTAAAACAATATCTAAATAAGCTTTATTAACAGAATCTTTTATATGCTGCTGAATACCTTTAGCATTTACAAAAGAAGAAGCTGTTAAAGGAACTTCATTGAGTTCCCTTATCAGCTCATTAGTTAATGAAAGATAGTTAGTAGCCATAACTTTTCATCCGTTGCTCATTAGCATACTTAGAACATTGTTTTTCTTGAGAGTTATCAAAACGATTCTCAAGTTCTTTAATAGAAGAATAGGTCTTAGTACCATCTGGCACTTTCTTTTCTTGTTCTTGTTCTGTTACCATTTCAAACATCATCATCATCATATTAATCTTGCTCCATTGAAAAGGTTTTACTTTTAGCACGAGCTGTTTCAATTTCACTATCAGGCTCAGGAGACTTTTTAAAAATCTTATCAAAGTTTTCCTTGTACTTAGCCATGTCCATATTCTTACGGAAAGTACTACCTTTACCTGCAAAAGTCTTTCTAAAGTATACTGGGTTATTATCTGAACCTATCTGTGGCATTATAATTTCCTTTTAAAAAGAAAGGGGGCTTTTACACCCCCTGACTCATTTAGTCAATGGTAAAGAAAGCAGATACCAGAGCTTCTGGTCGCAGTACTTTAGCACCATAGACATGCAAGCCACGAACGATGTCGCCAAAGCTGCTTGGGTCACGAATGACTTCAGTGCTTGTAATCGTTTGAGCGGTTGCAGTAGATGACATGTGACCAGCAAGACACTTACCTGTTGCTGTCGAAGGCGTAGCGATGTTGTTGGTCTTGTACATGTTAAAACCACGAAGCTTACCAGAAGATACCAAACCATTACGGATTGAACCTTGACCAGCATTGTAGTCAACAGACAGCAGTTTAGAGCTTGACTGTGAAAGAGCTTCATAGAAAGCAGGTGAAGCTACAAACCAACGACCTTCTTCTGGAATGTTCTGGTCATCAAGAAGACGAGCCATACGTGCCATTACATCAAGAGGATCAGCAACATCGATCAAGTCGATAGATGCTGTGGTTTCGTTAACACCAGCAGTACCAGCAGCAGCATCAGCACCAATGATATGGTCTGGAGCTGAAGAAGATACACCAGCAAACATAGATGCCAACACACCAGCATCAAAAGCATCACGCAGAGCGTAAGCAGCAGATGAGGTAGCAACATCGCGGAAGTTAACATGTGACATATTGGTTTCAATATCGTCAACAATGAATTTGAAAGCGTTAGCAATATCTACAATCAAAGTAACTTCTTGGTCAGTCAAAGCAGTCTTAGTTACATCAGCGCCACGCTCATACTGATAAACAGAGATCTCAGGCTCTTTAATAATCCGTACACTGTCACCGAAAGCAGCAATCTCGCCTGCATAGTCAGTGTTAGTAATAGCTTCTACTACAGAAGCCTTACGGAAAAAGTTAAGTACCTGCTTGGAATATACTTTAGGCAGGAAGAAAGAATTAGTCTGACCTGCTACTGAGTTACCAAAGTTACCGTTTGTGTCTGTTGCTTGTTCAAAATATTGATCTGATTGGTTAAAAGCCATATTGTATTACTCCAATAAAAGATAAAGTTATTTCACTACTCTGCCTTCTATCATAGCTTGACGAATTGCATCTTCATGCTTATCAAACTGATCCAGAGACATCTTAGCGATTTCTGTTTCAGTCCAAATCTTTTGCTGGCCGGGATCTACTCTTGTTGTTTTTGTAGATACCATATCAGCGGCTGAACTCTTAGATTTAGACCGCTGTCCTTTCCCAGTTTCTAACTTATAAATATCGATAGCTTTAGAAGCTAAAGAAGCATCATCAGGATTATTGTACACCCAATCCTGAATTTGACTTGGTTGTTCCTTAGCCCACGCATGGAAGTTGTCATCACCCCTAATATCTTCAAAATCAGGATGACGGCTCTTCAAAGCATTCTCAGCTTCTCTTCGCATAATCTCAGCTTCTCGCTGTTGTATGGAAGATAACTGTTGTCGTAAGCCTTGAACCTGCTCTTCACTACGCATGTGAGCAACAGTTTCTACGGTGTCGTACAAGTCAGGATAACTCTCTCTAAACTTTGCAAGATCTTCAGTGTTCTTAGGGGTGCGGTATTCTTGTTGAGATTGAACCCGTGACTCCGCTAATAGTTGCTGTTCTCTTTGTTTAAACTCAGAAAGTTTATTATCATAATGTTTCTTTAAATCATCGTATCGCTTTTTATAATTTCCTTGTGTTTCATTGGGCTGTTTCTCAGGGGCCTTTTTAGGGGTAGCCTGTTCGCCTTCTGAATCTTCGAGGTATAAACTATCGGCGCTACTTCTATGAGGAGCATCTGGCGTATGCCAAGATTTCTTCGCATTGTAGGGGTTGGATTGTTCTTCCTCGATTGCTGGGTTAGACATGTTACTCTCCTTTTACGGGGCTTGGTTTTCAAGGTAGCCAAATCAAAACGTCTTCTGAAGAATTGGGGCTTGTACTACAAGGTAGCCGTATAAATTATATTTTCTAGTAAGTCTTTACGCTGGGCATTCGATTAGCACCTATCATAGTTTTCTTGATTTCTTCATCTTGAAAATTATCAGGTTTACTTAAAAGCCCACCATTAGCCTTACGTGTCATTAAACCACCATCATATGCTTTCTCAGCTTCGTCCATCATTGTTTGAAGCTCATCAGCACCGATTTGATCAGTAGCCTTCTTTGTCATAACAAACTCACCGTCAGATAGTCTGGCGGGTATAGAGTCTGATACACCTGTTCCGGGGCCTTCAACTTCTCCAGCCCCAGAGAATTCGGAAGCGGTCAAAAGAACTTTGTCCAGAATAGCACTAAGTTGTTCATCACCTTCCAAAACTTTCATAAGATACTCTTGTTCAGAAGTATCTAAAGATTCTGCAATTACAGAACCCATGTAATCTTCCTGCATCTCCCCGTCTGGTTTCTGAGACTCTACAGCCTCTTCCATCTCATCTTCAGGGATATTAGGATATGTATCTTCAGGAACTTCTTCTCCCATCTCCATCTCTGGAGGAACCATCAATGATCCGCCTTCAGCACGTTTAGTACGCGCACCTTCTTTGGCTACTTGGATCTTTGTCTCGTCACTTACATTCTCTGTCTGCCTCTGGAAATTCTTTTTAATAGCTTCTTTCTGTTCTGAACTTTCAGCGTTTTTCATTTCTTCTTTGTAGCTTTCTAAAAGCATTCGATAGCCGTCAACTTCATTATTCTCTTCCATAATCTATCCCCTTTATTTATTTTATTCAGAACGCTCAATGCACTCTTGAACTGTCTCCTTAAGCTGTAGTAGCTTAACCAGAGAATTCACTTTCCCCTGACTGCGGAACAGCTCCAGTTCCGATGTTCCCACCGCCAGTACCTGTAGCTCCAAGGTCTTGAGGTTGTTGAGGTGCTCCTTCAGGGCCTCCCATAGCTCCCTGTTGTTCACCAGTGGGGCCAGTTTCCGGGCTAGTTGCTTTTCCAGCATTGTTTTGCATTCCTATAATTTGAGCCATAAGTGCTGCTTCTTCAGGATCATTGATCAGTTCATCAGGATCAAGATCAAGACTATAAGCTAGTTCACTAATAAGCTTGTTCATTTTAATGAAAGGTGCAATAGCTGGGTTCTGAGCAGTCTGAAGGAACATAGTAAGTCTTTGGCTTCGTACTTCTTTCTGCATAAGGCTATTAGTACCAGTTGCTTTTACTTCTAAATCACCTTTAATACCTAGCTGAGTCTCTAAGAATTGCATGTTCCATTGGAAGTATGCTTCACCCATAGGCTTAAGAAGGAAATCATCGAGGTTCTTAATAACAGTTTTAATGTTAAGTGATGCTGCACCTAGAAGCATTGACATACCTGATGCAGTTCTTGTCATGCTCTGAACGCCTGTTTGACCATGCGAATAGCTAGGAATACCTGTCTGTTCATCTGCAAGCTGACGAAACTTATCAAACATCATCATGTTTTCTTGTGATGTATTAGGAAACTTAAGACCATTAATAGCCTGTCCCGGTACTCCAGCTTGACGCCTAAAGATCTTACCGGGGTATATTTCCATAGATTGACCGCCTACAAGGGCAGTTTCATCTACATCAAATACAAGTGAACCAGATAACGCTAAGTTATCAATAGCCATACGTGCGTGACCATTCATAATCTTTTGAGAATCATCCATGTTCTCTGCAACACCAATACCAAAAAAGCTATAAGGATTACGTTCGTAAGGGAAAGAATGGTAAGGTAATCTAAAAGGTGTAAAAGGATTAATGACTGAACGCAACATCTTACCATTGCATATCCAAGCATTAATCTGTACTTCATCTAAGTTATCAATCTCTTCTGGAATATCCATGCCTACTTGACGAGCATACTCAGCATCCATAACACCCCAGTACTCTAGAACTTCAAACTGTTCTGAGCCATTAGCTTCTGAACGCTGGTCATCTTTAAGAGCAGTCTCGTAGTCTTTTTCAATATAGTCAGGGCCAATCTCTAAAGCTTCTCTAATAGCATCCTTATCAAAATAAGGCAGCTTAGCTAAAGAACGCAGTTGAGTCCTGTTCATCTTATGGCGATGAAAGATATATTCGCATTCTGCAATATTAGTAGCGTTGGGATCTGGAAAGAAATCCCAGATGCTTACGAATTCAATACGTGGAACACGAACGACAAGAGGATTATAAGCACGACTTCCGTCTGCATCTTCTTCCCATCTATTAAGAGTCTTTGAAAAGTTAAAAGGCCCTTTAATAATTCCTGTTCCAAAGAGCGAAGCTTCAAAGAGAGAGTTTCTAATTTCACTTGAGCCATTAGATTCCTCAATTTGATCATGTATTAACTTCTCCATTCTTCGTGCAGCAGCTTGGGCTGGTTTAATTGTAATAATTCCGGGGCCTGACTTAACACCGTCAGTTGTAATGCCTTTATCTACCGCTGCTTGTGCTGAGTATATGGCTTCTTGCTTGCCATTATTGTAAGTTGAACCCGGCGTTAGATCTTTTCCGTCACCTTTAAATCCAACATCAAAAGGATTTTCTTGTACTGTTGGTGTTGTTTGCTCAGGTACAGACGTTTCAATACCCGGAAGAGGATTTTGAGAATCTAGATGAGCGTACTCAGAACTTCCTTCAGGCATTTTAGTTTCACTAATACCTATCGGAAACTTATTACCACCAAAGATAACATCAACTAGCTGACCAAAAGCAGCCAGTACCTTAGTCTTAGTTACTTTAACAAATACGCGAGATTTTTCAGACTCCCTGAACTTAACATTCTGACCGTATAAGCCACGATAGTTATGATACGCAGTGATCCAACGATCTTCGTCGGCCTTACGAGCAGTCTCAGCTAACTCAAAACGATTCTTAAGAAGACCTACAAGATTGTTACGCAGGCTTTCTTCCAAGGTCAGTATAAGACCTTGTTCATCATCTACCTTTTGAAAGTATAGTTCGTTAGCTGTTAGTGTGTTTTCTTCCATTACTAAAACCTTTTAGAAAATGTTACGCTTGCATTTGTCTTACCTTGGGAATCTTTACCTGCTGAAGCACTCCAATTACCTTTACTTACAGATGCACTCTTATCTCCCCAATTACCTTTATTGATATTAACACTTACACCATTAGTCGTAAGACCATATCGTTTACCTTGAGGGCTTTCAGAATAAGAAGCACTTTTATCTTTATTACGTACAGTGATACTTTTTGAATCTTGGTTTGTATTTCGACTAGCTGAAACATTAGGAGAGTCATAACGTAAATCTAAACCTTCTTGATTATTACCCCTGCCAGTTAAACCGCCTTTATTATATTTAGTTTTTTTCATATTAGAAGCCTTTAATATCCAAAAGTAGTGTCAGAAGGTTCGTAGAATCTTTCTCTTTTAATATCACGCATTCTACCAAACACATCATTAATACGAGGTCGAGACATTATTAAGTATCTCAAAGCGTCATAAGCGTGATCAGGAGCATGTGTATCTACATCTTCTGGCCTTGATTTATCCAGAGGAATACTTTGAAGTTCGCGTATCAGGCTAGGGCATGTATTAAATATTTGTAAACGTGGCCTTCCGCTTTGCTGTATCTTCAAGTATTCGTGGATTTGAATCTTCCCTTGTATTCTGTTCTTATCTGCCCTTCTAAGCTTGTGTCCTTGTCTTACTAAGGTTTCACCTACTGTTGGGCCTGTTGTTCCTGTCTGTGACCAAGCTGCTGTATCCAGTACACCTGAGACATTAAAAGGGTCTTCTAGCTCCATTGCTGTTACTAAGTGACCTAGGTCTTCGCCTGTCAAGCCTTTTTTATATAATTCTCTATAAACAATTAGTGTACCGTCACTAGGATCTATTGCAGCCCAGATACAGGCTGACTCACTTGCATAACCATAGTCAATCCCTTTTAATCTTTCCCAGTGTATGGGGATTTCAAAAGGAGATATAATATGATGATCTAAACTAAACTCTGTAAAAGCTGCACCTTCGTTAACGTCCCAGTTACCTTCTAAAAGCTGCCTACGTTGTGTAGGAGGCAGAGCTTTAAGCATCATTTCATATCTACCGTCAGAAGCTAGATAAGGATTATCCTCTAAACGAGCAGGTATAAACTTACGACTTAACCCATCTTTACCCATAAAGCTGGTATTAGGGATGTCAGCATCAATATAACGCTTCTTAACCCAGTGTGCGCCTACACCGCCGGGGTTAGCCGTACACCGCATGTAAGGTATAATCTCTGGATCTGTTGTTCTTAACCGTGAAGCTAGGTAGTTCCAAGAGAATTCTGTAGGTAGATGAGTAATTTCATCAAAACCTATCCAAGAGTATGCTTGTCCTTGATAACGGTAAACGTCTGCATCCCTTTCAAGGAACCCAAACTCTACTTTAGCACCACTTGGGAAGTTCCAAAGCTTCTCTACTTCACGGTACTTACAACCGGGAAAAGCTTTAGGGTATAACTCTCTACTCTTATCTATTAGTTCTCTTAATTCAGGCATTGAACGTCTAATGATCAAGGCTCTGTGAGCAGCTCTATGCGCATAGCGAAGTGGATCTACCAACATTGCATAGCTTTTACCACCTCCAGCCGCTCCACCATACAGAACGTCTGTCTCACCTGCTGCTAGGAAGTCTTCCTGTGGGCCTTCGTTGGCCTTAAAGATAACATTCTTTGCTTGAGCCTTTACAGACGGAGCAATCTGCTCTACGTCTTCGGCAATCAATATCTTACCTGTTTTGGACTTAAAGTCACTTGGCTCATCTAGCTTCTTATAGACTTGTTCTTTAGTCTTGAGCTTATTCTTTGCCTGCTTTAACTTCTTATTGAGAGTGTCAACAGTCTTCTTACGCTCTTTAAGAGATCTTCTTGCTTCCATCTGAGCTTTAACTTCAGAGTGGTAGTTGTACTGTTTCTTGGGGTTAGCTAGACCAGCTTTCTCCATGTAGTTCTTTAGGGTTTGATATGTAATAGATACATCTTGACCCTCTAATTTACTTTTAATGTAAGTAACACCCTCTCTAAGAGAAGGTATTTCTTCAGAGGCAATCATTTCTATTGTCTCTTCTAAAGCTTCTAGATGCCCCGGTACAGCCTCAAGGAGTCCTAGCTCTTCATTTAACACATAACCAAAAGGGATCTTTCCTCTAGCTTTAGGTCTAGTTCTAGGAAACTTCATTGTAATCAGCATCCTCTATTTCTACTGAGCTTTTGGCTGGTAGAATAAACAAAGTACCTTGACTACTATCCACAGTATGATTAACATCAATTCTATCTGCTTTACCTAATCCTATACGATCTAGGATGGTTTGAGCAGCCTGAATCTTAACATTAGACTGAGGTATTGCTACATCAGAGTTCATTACTTCAATAAGCTTAAATGCAGCTTGGGGTGCAGACTGAGCGAGGACTTCAGAGGCTAACTCTATCATCTCTTGTTTAAGTGTTTTTATGACTTGAGAATAGGTTCCTTCAGAGTAACCTGCCAGTTCTGCTGCTTTTTTTGGATCACCTCCGGTTTTTAAAAGGTTATCGAGAAAGCTTAGCTGCTTCTCTGTGTATTCACGCTCTTTTGGTGAATTAGGTAGATACTTGGATATATGTTGATTCATGTTCTTAAGTATACTGTTGGATTCTACTGTTGTCAAGCTTTTTATTTTTTATTTATTTCAAGAAAAGGCTTGACAGATCTCCATTCTAACATTATACTGAATTAACAAGTCTTTGATAGGTATCTTTTCTAATATATTTATTAAAGATTACTTTTAAAGCTTTTAAAGGTGAGCGCAGCTTGAGCAGCATCCCTTGTAAAGTTGACAAGTTTAAAAAGCTTAAAAATGTATAACCACGTATTACACCCCACCCCGTACCCCCCGGCCACCTGCCCCCCCTTGTAAAGCTGTTAGCACTTCACCCCTTCACAAGCTTGTTAGGCTTCACCCCTTCAAAAGACTGTTAGCCCCCTTCACAAGCTTGTTAGGCTTCACACCTTTAAAAGCTTGTTAGGCTTCACACCTTTAAAAGCTTGTTAGGCTTCACACCTTCACAAGCTTGTTAGGCTTCGCCCCCTTGTGATATTGTTTGACGGTTTCAAAAGCTTTTCAAAGTGATCCAATATCAATACTTTAAAAGCTTCACAAGTCTTAAAATATTTCAAATATTCCTATACATTACAATATCTTAATATTCAATCCCCCTTTATAAATCTGTTAGTTAAACTGTACAGATATACAGGCATTTAAAAGCCCTATAAGGGTCTATGAGGTGCCTGTTAAGTTTAGTTGATGCTGGTATCTGTTATCTCAAAAGCCCTCACAAGGCCTCACAATTCCCCTGTGTTGATGCCATCCCCTTTGAAATTCCCCTTTAATCCCCTGTTAGACTGTATACTTGTACAGTACTTTACCTGTATGTTTATACAGTAGTTATAAAAACCCCTCTGCTTATTCCTTTTTATTCTAAATATTATTAGTTATTTAGTCTTTACCCCTTGATTAACGTAATTAAAGAATATAATCTTGTTTCCAAGTCGAGAGACGAACAAAACAACATCTTAGCAGCCGGGGCATCCGGGTAAGACTAGGGGAGGGATCGCACATAGAGTCGGGGCGATACCCTTAAAACATCGAGCGGGTTCGGTTGCGCATGGTGTGAGGAAATCCCGGCCAAATCCCTCGAGCCTACAATATGAGACTGTACCGTTTCGCTTGTGCGGCCCTACTATTTGAAACGATGGTAATAATTCAACCCCACTAAATAAGATAATCGGCTGCGATTGATTGCAAACGGCATTAGCCAGCTGCGACGCAATTAATGCTGATTGTCATTTAGTGGTTAACCTTAAACATGCTTTTTTAAAGTATGTTTAAACTTTAACCATTAATAAAAAGGGAAAAATACCATGATCAATAACATTAAAACTTTAAACAACGCCTTAACCCGTGTCAGCAAGGCAAACGTTGCGCATGTTTTAAAAGAGGCAAGCGAATTTGCAATTGAACAATTAGCAAGCCACGGAAACAGTACGCCATTTTCAATAATTTATAATCGCTTGAATGATGTTGGCGGCAAGCCGAAAGGCTGCACCACCACCAATCTGCGGATGCTGTTGGAAACTAGCGGATTAGAATTCGACAACAAGAACAAGGTATTTTCTGGCAAGTCTAATCTGGCAATCACTAATGAATGGTGGTTGCAATTTCAAGGTGAGACAGTAGAAAAGACTAACGAGGAAAAGGCCCGGGCCACTATTAAACGAGCGTTAGTGTTAGGATTTACTACCGCGCAGATCACGGCAATGGCTGCTGAAATAGCTGCTGAAATAGCTGCTGCAAAATAAAAAAACCATACACACCACCCTAGTAAAATGGCTAGGGATGATACCATCACACAGGAGTACCCCGCTGCTAAATAAGCCAGCGGGTTTTTTTTGTTATTAATAAAGGAAAAATAAAATGTTAAAATCTATGATGGCTTGGGACAAAACACAAAAGATTGGCCTGTTAAAGGCTGAGAAAACGCGAGTCGAAGCGTTGGCTGAGCTGTATGAGAAGCTGGAGCTGGCCGTGCGCGAAGAGGCACCGGCATACAAGGTCGACGGGCTAGAATATGCCATCTTCGAGTGGCTAAAAAATAACAGGCAAGGCCCATACCTTTACGACGGTATTAGGGCTGACTTTGCCCGGTTTGCCGGGGATTCTCCCGATGAGTCATTTGATGATCTTACCAGCAGGTTAATGGTATGATCGATACCACCAAACAAATGCAGTTAAGGAACGTCCCGCAGGGAGAATTTGTCCGGCGGAAATTAGATTCCCAAGTGACATATGTCAGGGCGGAATATGACCGCTCTTTTAAAAAGTATTGCCTAGATGATTACGAAGATATTAGCAGGCAAATAATGTTAACTGGTACGACCTTAGTCTGGGTCGGATTTGAATTTTAATAGGAGAAAAACGATGTTGGTGTTCATCTATAATTCCAAGAAAGAACTGAAAACATGTGTCGGACAACGCCTGAAATACATAGAAACCAGTGTTTTCGGTGAAGAATATCGACCTGACGGGATGCTAACAGGTGCAAACCGTCCACATATTACCGGCATTGGGCGTGAATTCTTTGCCAATGTCTCAATGAAGGATGGTCTTATAGTAGGGGTGAAGTAATAATGTACAAAATACATGCAACTAAGATCCAAGAATACTCCCAAAGGTCAGCAGATAACATGGCCGATGTCATACTGATGGTCGTGTTAAGTATTCAACAGAATTGGTTGGGCGTTGGCGACCAATTGAAGGATGTTAGAGAGAATAAGGCAGACTCTAAGTTTCTATGGGGTAATAAAGGTAAGACATATAAGTACCTTGCAACTCATAAACATTTTATACATGGACAAATGCTTGCTGTAATCCATAGTAACCTACCAGATAAGGAAAAAGCTCTGTCACTTATGACAATATTCCTTAAGATACCGGGCTTGGGACTACCTAAAGCCGGGTTCACCTGTCAATTGGTAGCAGGATTGGTGGGCTGTATGGATGTCCATAATATTAGGATGTATAACCTAGATATAAAAGACTTGACACTGGCAAAAGATCCAAAGGGTGACAAGGCAAAGGCTACAAATCACAATAAAATTGTAAATTATGTAGCACTTTGTACAGATTATGGAACAGAAAACCTATGGAATTCGTGGTGTAACTTTCTCGCCACTAAATCAGCAAGATGGCAAGACGGAAATCACGTATCAGAAGTTCACTATACTTACTTAACTGGAGAATACTAAAATGGCACAAGCAAATCAGACCACCAAGATGTTAAAGCTGAAAGTAATTACTAACCGACCAGCACCTAAGAGAACAACACAGCCAGCCTCAAGCTGGAGAGATATCATGGCACCAATGAAACGAGGCCACTGGTTTGAGGTCAAGTGTGATAGCTGTGATAAGGTATATAATAGAGTTGTTGCCGCTGCAAATTCTTATTGCAAAGGACGTTATACTTTTTATAGGATTACGAAAGGTCGATACATCTTTGAAATTATTAAGGGGTAAAAACTATGATAATCACTAAGGTATCTATGTTCAGTAAGATTGAAAGGTCATTAGATCTAGATGTAACTGCTGAAGAAATGGAGGCTTGGAAGTCTGGGATGTACATACAGGATGCAATGCCTAGATTAAATGAACACGAAAGGGAATTCATCATGACAGGTATCACTGAAAAAGAGTGGGACAGTATGGGAGAATTACTATGAATGATTATGGTGATGGTACAGGTAAGTGGCACAGCCAGACTAAGGCAAAGTTCAAGGTTCTAGGAGATGAGTCACTCAAATATATCATGTTTGATTGTCGGCAGGCTTTAAAAGCTATGCCAGATAACCCAAAAGCTGGGCAGTATATGGATGAGATCCACTATTGTTTAATGGAACTAACCAAAAGACGTATCAAATCTTTTAAAAACTAATGGAGAAATGTCATGACTTTACTTGAAGCTTGGGATAATGAGGTTAGCAGGCGAGAAGCTGTGATGGAAGTACTGCTACACAATATATCAATCAACGATTTTTATGATGAGTGTGGCTATAAGGGCCACTATATGGGCAGCGATGTCTTAACTTTCTTGGGGTATTGAAAATGGATAAGGTACTGAATGACCTTGGGCAGATGGTTGATTGGCTAGATACCAAGGTAAATGTAGATGAAATCCACGTAAGGCAAGACACTATGCAAGACTTATGGGCAGCAGTCGAAGGGTTGCGGGATGTTCTAAACACTATAGAAGAGGAGGAGTTTGAATGAAAACTAAAAGAGTATACGCAGAGTGCAGCGGTGCCTTGATAGAGGCAGTGTCATCCTCTTATATTAGATCAGATACTCAGGGATCTGTTAAAACAGACTGTGTATTGGCAAGGGTAGTTATAGACAAGGACTATAGTCAGCCCAGCAAGCATATTAAACAAGGGCTAAAGATCTTTGAACTATTTCAAGACTTTTACAGTGACCACGAAGATGGTGATGTCACTGTTTCCTTAACCGTCGAAGACTATTGTGTAAACATGTAAAGGGGATTAAGTATGCTGTATTTAATAACACAGGACAGGCAAAGCATAGGCTTTAAAAGGGGACAGAAGCACATCATCCCCAAGTATACCCAGCATAAGCACCTTAAAAAGGCAGGTGCTGAGCTGATTAAACTAGATAACACAAAAGATTATAGCGTTAACTTTGTTTACTACGACAACGTAGAGCGTGAACTGTTGGGGATCTTCAGGCTAGATGAAAAGAATAACCTAGTTAAGCTACCTAACATGAAAAAGATTCACTTGACCGAAAAAGAAAACACATTAAACTAACTTCCGAAAGCTTTTAAAAACAATCTTATAAAGGATATCAAAGAAATGATTATACACTTGAATAAAAACAGCATACACCTAGAAAACCTAGGCCCTTTGAACCTACCTACTGTAAGTGAATCACCCTTAATGTATGTTAAACCAGATGGTGATTTGTATAAAGATCCTGTACGTAGAGTGTTAATTAATAACGATACAGGTGCTGTGATTAATGTTGTTAAGAAATCATACAGCTATGAGAATGCACAGTACAGCGATGGCGAACGTACAGTACAGCGGATTTTGTTAGACTCAGGCATCAATCTTCAAGGTGTCTCGCGTACTGTTCAGACCTCACACAACGGTGCTAAGGCAGCTATTGTCTATACCTTACCTCAGTATGTAGTTGATCTAGGAAACGGTGATGAGACACAGTTCCAGATAGCCCACTACAATTCTTTTGACGGCTCTTGGTGCTTTACAGTAGAGGTAGGGGCTGTTCGTATGTTGT